GTTTAATAAAAAGATTGTAAGGGATGTAGAAAGTTTTAACGGGTGTTTTGTAAGAGAAGACAGGGGGCAATGGTTGGTGGTTTTAAGTGCCGAATGTTTTTTAGATTTGTTAAAAGAAATAAAGGGGGTCTGATAAAATGGAAAGATTTGCAGGGACAAATAGGACAGTTAAAAAAAAGAAGGCTGTTTTAGAAGTTTTAGAGAAGACTGCGGGTAATATTAAAATGGCGTGTGAGCAGGTAGGCATAGCGAGAAGTAGGTTCTACGAGTGGTTAAAGACAGATGAAGTTTTTAAGAAGAGATATGAAGAAGTAATAGAAGGGTTGATAGATTATGCAGAAAGCAAATTATTACAAGCGATTGCAAATAATAATATTACTGCCATTATTTTTTTCCTGAAGACGAAAGGAAGAAATAGGGGGTATGTAGAAAAGGTAGAAATTGATACGGAGAAGGTGCAAGTAATTATAGATAAGGGGTTGCTCCCGGATGTAGAGGATGAAGCAAGTTAATTTTAGGGATTTTATAAATGAGCCTTTTATTCCTGTATTTAAATCGAAAGATAGAGAGTTATTAATTTATGGGGGTGCGGGTGCTGGTAAATCTTACGGGGCGGGGCAGAAGTTGTTATTGTATTGCCTAACCCAAAGGGATAAAAGGCTGTTAGTAGTTCGGAAGACTTTTCCATCGTTGAGGTTAACAAGTTTAGAAATCATAAAGAATATCTGGCAAATGGTAGGTGTGCCATTCCATTTAAATAGGTCAGAGTTTATGATGGAGACGGTTAATAATAATGTTTTAATTTTTAAAAGTTTAGATGATGTAGAGAAAATAAAATCTTTAACTGACATAGATGTTATCTGGATTGAAGAGCCGACAGAGATAATGGAGCGGGATTATGAAATTTTAAAAATGAGATTAAGGGGACGGGCGTTGAAGCAAGGCGAATATAGGCAGTTGATACTAACATTTAATCCTGTCGATGTTAATAGTTGGTTACACAAAAGGTTCTGGGAGGGTTTTTATAGGGATGTAGGCAAATTTAAATTTACGTATAAGGATAACAACTTTTTAGATCCAGAATATGGCAAAGAGTTAGAAAATTTAAAGTCCCAGGATGAAATACTATACAGGGTCTACTGTCTGGGCGAGTGGGGGGTTTATAAGGGACAAATCTATAAAAATTATGTGATAGAAAACTTTTCCAGTGAAGGGTTTGATGATGTTATAGCTGGGATAGATTACGGATATAATAACCCTACTGCGTATCTACTAATAGGTGTCCGGGATGGCGAGTTTTATATTTTCGATGAGATTTATAAGTCACATTTATTGACGAGGGACTTAATAGATTTGATTAAGGGGAAAAATTCTCAGTGGGGTGTAAATCCTGTTATATATGCTGAGACAGATCCTGCCAGGAATGTAGAACTAATTGAGGCAGGTCTGGTTGTTATACCGGCTAAAAAAGAAGTGATTGAGGGGATAAATTTTATTAAAATGCAAAGGTTACATATACACGAGCGGTGTGTTGAGACAATAAAGGAAATTAAGGGCTATAAGTATAAAGAAGACAAGAATGGCAACCCGTTAGAAGAGCCAGTAAAGTTTATGGATCATGCGATGGATGCAATGCGATATGCTATATATACGTATGCGAGAACAAATAAAGAGTTGATTTATTTGGATTTTAAAAATTTTACATAATTTAATAAGGGCGGTATAATAAAAGTATGGCAAACCTCTTTAACTGGTTTTCCCAGAGGGAAAGAAAGAAGGGTGTAATGAAGGGGGTCACTTTTGAATATACTCAAGGGGTGGGCTCTCCGGGAAAGGTTTCGAGTGCTGAAATACTTCGTGAGAAAGAGAAGGCTTTGTTGTACTGGGTATTCGTGGCGATAGATATTATTGCGAAGCAGTTTTTCTCTCTTAAATACCAATTGATAGATAATAGGGGGCAGGTGACTGTAGATGATAGAGTAGAAAAATTTATGAAGAGGCCTAACCCGTTTGAGACAGGTGGGACATTTTTTTATAGGATTGCATTCCAGTTAGAGGCTACAGGAAAATGTTTTATAAGGAAAAGAGAAGATAATAAGGAAATTAATTTTTATTTACTTCCGGATCCTACTGCTGCTGAGGTGTTATTGAATGAAGACAGGTCTGAAATTAAGGGCTATAGGTATAGGCATGTAGGTGGAACGACTGAGTATGGGGTGGATGAAATAATCTACCTCCGTTATCCAGATCCTTATAGTAATTTTGGTGGTTATAGTAGAATGCTGGCAATAGTGCAAGATATAAATTTACAAATTGATGTAAAGAATATAATGCGTGAAATTATTAGTCGGCCTGTTCCGAGGCAGGCATTGAGTATAAAAGATTATGCTTATGCCAAATCGATAAAAGAGTCTCTCACGATGGCAAGGGTGCAGAATTCCATACCAATATTGCCTGAGGCACAATCTGTGATATTGGAAAGAACCCCACAAGAATTACAGATTTTAGAGATAAATAAAGAAATAAGGGATACGATTTTTCAAGAGTTTGGAGTTCCCCCTGCTGTGGTGGGGGTATATGAAGATATAAACCGGGCTAATGCTTTAGCAGCTGAGAGGACTTTTATAAGAAATACCATAACCCCGAGGGTTAAATTTGTAGAACAATTTTTAAATGTAGAGCTAATAGATGAGGCATTAGGTTTAAAGGGTTATTATTTAGAGTTGAAGATTCCTGAAATAGTAGATGAAGAAGTAGAATTACGGAAAATAGAAATGTTCCTTAGGAACGGGGTTATGACGATAAATGAAGTTAGAAAGTTAGAGGGTTTAGAAGAAGTAAGCTGGGGTAATCGACCTTATATGCCAGCCGCTTATATACCGTTAAGTATAAATGGTATAAGTGGGGGGTCTGAAAAAAGGGCTTATAAAGGTTATGAAGCAGAAGATGTGAATACAAAATATTGGTATGAAGTAGTAAAAAGAATGACAACGAGAGAGCAGATGCTTGTTAGAGAGTGGAAAAAGTTATTTAAAGAGCAGAAAGAGGGGGTTTTAACGAAAATTTTAGGGTTGAAGTCTACTAATGGTATACAGAAGCAGTTAGATGAATTTATTTTGTTGGTTTTAAATGATGTTGCAGAAGAAAGAGAACGGAACATAAATGAGTTGTTAAGTGAGTTATACAGCGAAAACCAAAATGCTTATGCTGGTATATATAATCTGGTAGTGCCACAAGTTAATCCACAATTTGTTAGTGCAGCTATGAGAAAGGTAAGTATAATAGATGCTATAAATACTACTACATTGAATGAGTTAAGGGATGCAATTGCTGAGAGTATTAGATTGGGCGAATCCGTAAAAGAATTAGCACAACGCATAGAAGCGATATTTGATTTTGCAGAAGAGTATAGAAGCATACGAATAGCGAGGACAGAATTAATAGGGTGTTCTAATATGGCTGCAATGGATGTGCTTGTCGCAAATGATGTAGAATTTAAAGAGTGGTTTACGGCTCTTGATGAATTAGTTAGGCCAAGCCACAGGGCTTTACATGGGCAGATTAAAAGGGTTAATGAGGCATTTGTTAGTCCGGTTACAGGGGAAAGTTTGCTTTATCCTGGCGATCCGGATGCGGATGCCAGCGAGGTTATAAATTGTAGGTGTGTTGTAATACCTGCTCAAGGGGGGGATTAAATGGAAAGTATTAAAAAAGTAGTAGATACAATAGATGTTAAAAGTTTAAATAGCGAGGAGCATACTTTTATTGCGACAGTGAGTGCGGAGGTTGTAGATAGAGATAACGAGGTCGTATTATTGGATGGGCTGGATTACACAGAATATCTTAAGAATCCGATTTTAACTTTTATGCATAGATATGATGAATATCCAATAGGTCGAGCATTATGGTTAAAAAGGGTGGTTGATGGTGGAGTAAAAAAGTTGATAGGTAAATTCCAGTTACACTTGAAAACAGAAGAGAGCAGGGTGGTGTGGGAGCTCATTAAAGATGGATTTATAAAGACGATGTCTATTATGTTTGCTCCTATTAATTATGAGGATGGTAAGGATGGGGTTCGATATTGGAAAAATGTAAAGTTAATGGAAATAGCGGTAGTTACTATACCTGCTAATCCAGAGACTTTTATAGAAGAGGTGAGCAAGGCTAAAAGCGAATTAGCAGGGGTGGTGCAAAAGATGTTAGGTGTGGGTGAGGTTTATAAGGGTGCTGTTGCTCCGCATAGTGTTCCTTTTGTTTCGGACGAAGTTTCTTGGGATGGAGACAAGGCACGGCAACAACTGAGGAAATGGGCAAGCAGTGATGGTTCAGGGGATCCAGATAAAATAGACTGGGACAAGTTTAGGTTAGGATTTGCTTGGTATGATGAGGAAAATAAGGAGAATATAAGTGCGTATAAGTTGCCGCATCATTATGCTGTAAATGGAGAGTTAAAAACTTGTTGGCGTGGAGTAGTGGCAGCGATGGCGGCATTAATGGGTACTCGTGGTGGTGTAGATATTCCGGAAAAGAATTTAAAAGGGGTTTATGCACATTTAGCTCGGCATTATAAAGAGCATGGCGATGAGCCTCCGGAATTTGATTCTTGGGATAAGGGCGAGGCGTTTGAGTATTATATAGAGAAAATGATTTATGAGCCGGTAGTAAAAGAGATGTTAAAAATAAAAAAATTTGTAGAAGATGTTCTCCCTTCGTTAAAAACTTCGGAGGTATCAGGCTTTAATGCCGGAGATACCAGAAGAGAAGAGGGGGTAAAAATAAAGATAAAAAAAGGGGGTAAAAAAAATGAGTGATGAAATAGAATTTAGGCCTGAAGAATTGGCGGAGTTCATAGGTAAAGTGTTTGATGAAAAAATCAAGCAGGTGTGGAGTAATGCAAAGGCGGAGCCTGAGGCAAGCGAAGAGATTAATAAAATGGTTGCATGGAAAGAGACTATACAGAAGGCGATTACGCTGGGCTCTTTGAATTTGCCGGCTGCATTATATGCGGATGTAATGCAGGCTGTTTATAAATATGGAGTAATAAGGGCAAATGCAATAAAGGTCGAGACTAACAGGTCTGCAAAAGTGCCTGTGATGAGCGAAATAGCAGCTTATGAGGTTAGTGAGACTGGAAGCATTACTGAGGCCTCTAATCCGATAAGTTTTAAAGATTTTTCTTTGGCGAAGATTGCTTCTCTTGTGGTTTTAACCCCGGAGCTTATAGAGGCTTGGGATATTTCTGATTACATAGTTCGCACTATGGGGCTAGCTATAGCTAAGATGGAAGACAAAAAGGGTATTAGTAATATAGCATCTGATACTGGGACAACGGCTGTAACTGTGTCTGGTTTGAGTGCTTTGACATATGAAAATTTGGTATCTATGATGAGTGCGGTGGATGTAGTTTTTCAGAGCAATGCAATGTGGGTGCTTGGACAGTCTGCCTATGGGCAAATTTATAAATTGAAGGATTCAGCGGAACGTCCTCTGGTAGATTTTCAGGGCGGTATGAATACATTGCTTGGAAAGAAGTTCATAGTAGTGCCGGACGGTATTTTCCCAACTAACAATTATGCTTTGTATGGGTCGTTCGATGCTGTGATATGTGCTTATGAAAACACATTGCGTATTGAGACATTTACATCTGGTGTTGTTGGTTCTCTTAATTTGATTACCAACGATGCGTTCGCTATCAGAGCTGTTGAGAAGTTTAATGCAATGCCTGTGTTTAGCAGTGGTTTTGCGGTATTGAAAAAAAGCTAAGGAGGGGTAAGATATGGTAAAAGCCAGATTTAAGAGGTCAGTGATTTGTGAAGAGGGCGAATTTAGAATAGGGCAAATATATGAGATCCCTGAAGAGTTGGCTGATAAACTTAAGGAATACATTGAGATAGTGAAGGTCGAGACTGAACCTGAGCCTGAGGGTGTAGATAAAGAAGGAAAAAAAGATACTAAAAAGGTAGTAAAATAATGCAATACCCCCTGCCATACTACGGGCAAACCAAAGAGCAAGCTAAAATGGAAATATTAAAAGGGGGCGAAAAAGAGGGACTTAATAAAGTAGTATGGCGGGGGGGTCATTAAGATATGGCTATAATTGATAGATTATATGAAGAATTTTTAAGGGTCACAAACCGTTCCAATGTAGAAGAGGATCGGGCAAAATATTGTTTAGAGGTTGCAATAGGTTTATTAGAAGAGGAGACAGGGATAAAATTAAGGAAAGCAGAAGTAGAAGAAGAGTTTGTAGTGCCTGTTGCGAGTTATATATATACCCCGGGTTATATGCCTATAAATGAGATAATAGAGATAATAGACAGAAATGGGTTTAGTGTGGAGCCTATAACTATTAAAAGGGGTTTAGTAACAACGAGGGTTTTAATTGGTGGGGTTGGTATATATAAAATAAGGTATATGGCGGGTTTTATAAGTGATGAGGATACAGATTTAAGCAAAATACCATATGTTATAAGAGAAGGTATTTATCATATTGGTGAGTGGATTTATGAGAAGTGGCAAAGGGGGTTAATTGCTTTAGAAGAGCGTAATGAGTTTGGTGGTGCCACAGCTTTAAAGGATTTTGACGAATATATTAAGGGCATAATAAGAAAAATAGGCATAAATGATGTTTAGATTGAGTATATCGTTACCCCAGATAGGTATTCAACCTGAAAGGATAAGAAGAGAAGAAATAAAGCGGTTATGTAAGAACATGGGTAAGTGGATTATTAGGGAAATTGAAACTAAATGGGTAACAGATCCTGGCAGGCCGTATAGAAGGGTTCGGGTAAGACGGACGAGAACGAGGACGATTTATGAAAGGGATTTAGCAACGGGGCAAGTA